GGTCATTGTTAGCTGCAACTTTGTTACCAGCGGCACTATCACTTCCAACTTGGAGTAAAAAGGCTATAGTTTGAGTGACAAATAAGTCGCTTAAATGCCTGCTTCAAATCGCACCGTAGATCTGCTGGTTGGGGCGTTTGACCTCAACCAGCGACGGAAGTTTGAATTGAAGAACGCAGACGGCAAAAAGGTTGTTGATCTGTACTTCAAACCGATCACCCGCGCTGATCGCAAAAAAGCACAAAGCCTTGCTGGTACTGACGAGGCATTGGACATCAGCACGCAGATGCTATGTCAAATGGCTGAGCTTGAGGATGGTAGTAAAGCATTTGCATCGGCTGATGCACCTAAGCTGCAACGTCAACTGCCTGAGTCTGTACTGAATGAAATTGAGTTGTTTTTGTTTGGGTTGGGCGATGATACTGGGCTTGAAGAAGCAAAAAACGACTGAAGCAGGACAGTTGGACTTATTTTGAGTTTTTCTTGGCCTGCGAACTTGGGATGACGGTCAGTAAGCTCCGCACAGAATTGACTGATGCGGAGTTTATACATTTTGCAGCATTTTACGAATTAAAGAGCGAAAGGGAAAAGGAAGCGATGGATCGTGCAAAAGCTGGCCGTCGTTAAGATGTTGGTATCGCTTGTGTAAGCCGTGGCAGTATCCAACGTTGAGCTGATTGTCAATGCGGTCAAGGCAATCAATCCATTACGGAAGGTTCAGCAAGAAAGCAAAAAGGTTGAACAGCTAATAGCACGTTCGCAGCGTGCAATGGATAAACTCGGCAAAGTAGGCAAACAGGCAGGCGAAAAACTGCGGAATGCGCTTCAGCGTGCGGCTGCTAGTGCGGCAGAATTAAACAAAAAATTATCTGGTGTCAAAGGTGTAATAGCAGGTCTTGGCGTTGCTGAATTGACGCGGCGAATGATAGGTCAGGCAGCCAGCTTTCAGCAAACGCAAGTGCGCCTTAAAATCTTATCAGAAGAATATGGTGAATTTTCAAGGGTTCAAGAATTAGTAAGAAAAAACGCTAAAACATTTAATCAATCATTGGCGGAGTCAAGCAGTAATTTTGCCGATGTCTTTGCAAGATTAAGGCCATTAGGAATTGAACTATCTAAGATTCAAACGGTTTACGAAGGTTTTAATGCTGTTGCGCTAGCTAGTGGTACGTCCGCAGAAGCTGCTTCTGGTGCATTCCTTCAGTTGTCTCAAGCACTTGGCAGCGGACGGTTGCAAGGTGATGAATTTAGATCCGTTTCCGAGCAAGTGCCAGGCATTCTAAAACTGGTAGCAGATGAGATGGGCGTTACTGTTGGCGAGCTTAAACAACTCGGCAGTGAAGGCAAGATTACCTCAGATATTTTAATAAATGCGCTTGCCGTAGGATTTGAAAAAAATAAAGACAAAATCAAGGAGCTGCTAAACCTGTCGCCAGCGCAAAAATTCAAAGAATTTAACAATGCGATTAGCGAATTAAATACAACAATTGGAAGTGAATTATTGCCTACGGTCACACCAATGGTAGACATACTTACGGAAGTAATAAAGATATTTGGCAGGTTGCCTGGTTTCGTTAAAACAGCCGCTTCAGCCTTCTTAGGCTTAGGGGCTGCTTTCATTAGCGCGTCGGCAGGCGCAAAGCTGCTTGGCATTGAAATGACAAAAGCAGGAATCTTTAAGTTCGCAGCGTTAGCAGGAAAAGTTGCTTTAGTGGCCGCTCCTTTTCTAGGTCTTGCGCTGGCATTTGAAGATGCACAGCGTCGCAAAAAGCAATTAGACAAAGCCCTAGAGTCGGACTCATTGAATGAAGTTCAAGACCAGCTAAATAAATCTATAAAAGAATTGAATGGTCTCATTGATGGCTTGCAAATTGTAGAGGCATCGCCTTACTTTAAGGGGCAAACCGCTGAGGTTAATCGGCTCAAAACGGAAATCGAAAAAGCGGCAGAGCAGGTGGATCTATTGACTAGACGGAGAGATTTAATTGTTGATCTAAAAATAAATGTTCCATTCCCTGATTTTGATATTATGGGAGCAGGGTTTGGCGAAGAACTTAAAAAAGAACTTGAGAAGCTCGGCTATGATTACACACCAGGCAAAGAAGTAAAACCAATCAAAAAGAAAAGCAAAGCAAGAGGCGAGAGTCAAGCAGCAAGGGAAGAAAAAGAGCGCCTTTCATTTTTAGAGCAAATTAATGCAGAAATCAATCGTATAAACCAAGCGGAACTAGACGGCATTGAAGCCGGTCGTCAAATTATTGAACAGATTGATGCGCGAGGCGCTGCTGAAATCAAAAGAGGAGAAACAAATCTAGCATTATTGCAAGCCAAGATTGATGGGCGATTGGAGGAAGAGCGACTCGCTCAAAAAATTAAGGCTATTGAAGAAAGCAACCTAAACGATGTTCAAAAGGAAAAACAAATTGCAATCGTAAATCAAACAGCAGCCCTTGAGAAGCAAATTCAAGCAGCAGAAAAGCTGGATCAGGTTTACAAGTCAATCGGCAGTGCAGTCTCTGACGGCATTGTTAACGCATTAACTGCTGCTGTTGAAGGCACAAAGTCACTGGCTGATGTAGCCTCGCAAACGCTTAGACAAGTCGCCAACATACTGCTGCAGTTTGGCGTTAACACTGCGCTAGGAGGCATTCCTGGTTTCGGTGAATTCTTTGGCGGTGGAAAAGCATCTGGCGGCACCGTAACTGGTGGCCGTTCTTACATGGTCGGTGAAAAAGGCCCTGAGCTATTTACACCTGGTCGCACTGGTAGCATTGCACCATCAGGCAGCTTTGGCGAGACTAACGTGGTTGTAAACGTCGATGCTTCTGGATCGCAGGCACAAGGCAACCAACCAAACGCTAAAGCACTTGGCAGTGCTATTGGTGCAGCAGTGCAAGCCGAACTGATTAAACAAAAACGCCCTGGAGGACTTCTTGCGTAATGGCTACCTTCCCTTCAATCACTCCAACTTACGGCGTACAGAAGCGCAGCGCACCGAGTGTGCGTACGATTCAATTTGGTAGTGGGTATCAACAGCGAGCACAGTTTGGGATCAATCAAAACCCAAAGGTTTATGAGCTGACATTTGAGGTATCAGAAACTGATGCTGACACCATCGAAACTTTTTTAGATGCACGTGCAGCAGTAGAAAGTTTTACATTTACACCACCAGGCGAAGCTAGCAGCGCAAAGTTCATCTGCCGTCAATGGTCTAAATCAATTCCATATTTAAATCGAGCTACGGTTACAGCTACGTTTGAGCAGGTATTTGAAACCTAATGGCTTTTCCATATTCACTACACGCTTGGGAAGCGAATAAGTTTTATGCGGTAGGTGATGTCGTTAGAGCATCACGTGAAGAACGTCATACGCTCGCGTTTAAGTGTATTGTTGCGGGTACTTCGGGCGATACGGAACCTGTATTTCCGCGTCAGATTACATCAACTGTTGTTGATAATGAAGCAAGTGACCTTAAATGGGAAGCATTTGAGCCGTTAGCAGAACAATTACAGGCGCTAGCACCAACTGCAATTATTGATCTATTTGAAATCAAACTTACGCAAGATGTAAACGGTGTCGATGATACTTTACGTTATCACGCCGGAAAGAATGGCTTGATTTCTGATATTGTATTTGACGGCAAAACATACCCTGCAGCACCTGTAGAAGTTGACGGGTTTGAATTTTCAGCAAAAGGTACATTGCCTCGCCCGACGCTAAGAGTCGCCAACGTTAATGGTGCGATTAGTTCATTATTGGCACTTTACAATCCACTGAAAGCAAGGGTTAGACGGATACGAACGTTTGCTAAGTTTTTGGATCTTGCAAACTTTAATCAAGCACAAGGCTCACAAACAGAAGCTGATGATGACTTGATTACACAGGGCGGCGATAGCTTGATTTACCAAACATTTAATGACACTGCTGATCCTGACGCAAAGATGGTGGAGACTTGGTACATTGATCGTGTTTCAAGCGAAAACTTACAGTTTGTTGAATTTGAACTTACAGCAAAACTAGACCTGACAAACTTACAGCTTCCTCGCCGTACAGTGACTGAATTTTGCCAATGGCAATATCGAGAACGTGAATGCCCATATCAAGGCGATCAATACTTTGACATTAACGATCAACGAGTAAGCAGTGCTGCTCAAGATGTATGCGGCAAGCGTCTGTCTAGCTGCAAGTTACGTTTTCCAAATGGCACGTCAAACAGAAATGACGCACTGCCGTTTGGAGGATTCCCTGGTGCAAGACTTCAAGCGTGAAGCAGTACGTCACGCCGAACACCAGTACCCTAAAGAAGCAGCGGGGCTAGTTGTCAACGGCAGTTACTTTCCGTGTCGCAATATTGCTGATGATCCAGAAAATACGTTTGTAATCAGTCCGATCGATTACGGTCGAGCGATGATGGCAGGAACAATCGAAGCTGTTGTGCATTCACATCCACAGGGAACACCAGTTAGCGAGCATGATCGTAAGGCTTGCCGTCAAACTAAAATGCCATGGTATGTTTACTCTGTACCGGATAAGCAATGGTTGACTATCGACCCTTGACAGGTAAACAATGGGAATATGGCAAGCAGGATTGTTATACATTGGTGCGAGATTACTTTGCATTGTTAGGTATTGAGCTACCTGATTTTGAAAGGCCAGTGAACCTGCAGCGCACTGACAGTATTTTTTTGCGTCATGCAAATACGCTTCAATTTGATGAGGTTGCGTTTAATGATCGCAAAGAAGGTGATGTTTTGATTATGCGACTTGGCACTAGAACACCGATGCACGCAGCGATTTATTTAAAAGATGATCGAATCCTGCATCAACGCATGAATAGCATCAGTGCCATTGAGCCGTTGACGCGGTATTATCGTGACAGGGTATCTGCTGTTTATCGCCATGCAACTGGTCATGCTCGGCGGTGAGCTAGGCGAAAG